GCCCAAAGAAATGCGGGTAATCTATGCGGAGTGTGTAAAAAGCCTTTAACTGAGAACCCTCCTCCAAATCTTGACCATAACCACGAGACTGGAAAACTAAGGGAATTCTTGCACGCTGGATGCAACATGGCTTTAGGCATGCTGAAAGATGATCCAAAAATTTGCCGTCAAGCGGCTGATTACCTTGAGGGGGCCGATAAGGAGAACAAATGTTCCAAGCAAAAAACGGCAAGAAGTTCGGCAGTGCGTTCGCCGGGAAGAACTACGACGAGAAGCACGTCAGCGGGGATGAGTCCCCGGCACACGAAGCCAAGGAATCGCCAGAGTTTGAAGCAGGTGAACAAGAAGGCAAAGGTGAGCAGGAACCTACTCAGGTAATTGCTGAGCATGGCAATGCCACCAGCGTTCACGTTCATCATGATCACAAGAACAACAAGCATCATGTCGTGAGTCATCACGCAGACGGTCACATGCACACGTCCGATCACGCTACGGCGGACGAGGCACAGCAGCACGCATCCCAATTGGGAGCACAGGAAGCTGCCCCGAAGAATGCTGATGCAGCAGGCCAAGAGAACAGTCCTGAGAGCGATGGATTCGCCATGCCCTCGTTAGGAGCATAAAATGTACGAATCAAAACGAGACCCCAGCCGCAAATTTGGCTCCGCTTTTGTTGGCAAGAAATTTGACAGCTATGCTGATGGCGCACAGCCGGGGGAAGAGAATGAAAATTCGCACTCTACCTCAATGGAACACGGTGGGGATAAAGTCAACACCTCAGGAGCAGATGCCAAGGTAGAAAGTAAGACCGCCCTTGGAGATTCCGTTTCCACCCCAAGCGAAACAGTGGCGTCTCATGGCCCTGCAGTTCACGTTCATTATTCTCACAACGGTGATGAACACAAACTGAACATTACCCATGAAGATGGCCACAGTCATGAATCAGTACACTCGACTGCCGCTGAGGCGTATGAAGCGGGTGGAGACAAAGCATGGACAGACGTAAAGCGTGAATCTCATCCTGACCAGCAGGGTGCCCGCTCGGAAGAAATGAACTATGAGCAAACGGAGACAGCATAATGTCAGCCTTCAATCAGGACGGTAAAGTCGTAGCCGTTAATGACGAAGTTACTATCACGGGCAACGTCGTTAGCGTGTCGGGCACAGGGCCAACGGCTATGGTTACCGTTGAGACGGTGTTGTCCGCCAACAACTTTGTGGCACAAGCCAACGACATGAACGCTGTGCAGAGCGAAGGGTCACCGGCTGTAAGCATTTCAGGCAAGCACTTCGGAACAGCAGAGGATAAGGTTTCTGTGCTGGGAGTAGTGACTGCTATTTCTGGCAGCGGCAACACAGCATCTCTCACTGTGACACTGAAGACCTCTGGCCTTTCAGTCACTGTGCCAGCAGGCGCGTGTCGTAGTGCTCAGTTTAACGGTTAGGAGTAAACATGCCATACGTCAGCCAAGCGCAAGCAGGGTATTTCCATACCCACAAGAAGGAACTGGAATCCCAAGGGGTTGACGTAGGGGAATGGGATCAGGCCTCGAAGGGTAAGAGTTTACCTAAGCGGGCAAAAAAGTTTAATTACGCCTCTAAGAAGAAAAAGAAGGAGGAGTAATGGACTTCAAAATTCTTTCAGGTGACGGCACTAAGCTGTCGGGCTACGTATCTGCCTATGAGAACGAGCCGCCCAGAGAATGCGGCCACTGTATTTTTTACAAGCACGATCTTTGTCACCACCCAGTAGTCATGGTTGATGCTGAGGTGCCCGGTAAGGCTGGTGAACCTAAGCCAGTGAGTGATGAAGACTGTTGCAATTTCTTCCGATCACCAGTGCGCGTCCTTATGTATGCCGTACGACACGGTGAGGATGAGAACGATGACCTTATTGGTGGATGGGAAGATGCACCCATAGACGAATCTGGGGAGCAAGACGCCATGGAGGCCGCCACGTTTCTGGAAGGTAAAGGTGCTCGGCAGATTATCTGTAGTGACATGAAGCGCACCCTTGAGACTGCCAAGATTATTGCCAAGGAACTCGGAATCAAAGATCTTGTTACCGACTTCCGTTTGCGCACATGGAATAAAGGGTACCTTAACGGTGCAGAGAAGTCGGAAAAGAATAAAGCCGTGCTTACTGAGTACAAGGATAATCCTCAGAGGGTAATACCCGAGGGGGAAAGCCATGCTCAGTTCGAGAACAGGCATGATGAAGCATTTACGTACTACGTAGATGAATCTTTTAGAGAGGGAGTAAAACTCCTTGTCCTACACAATTCGGGAATCAGGCAATTGCAGCGTTATTGTGAAAGCAATAATACAGGCAACTCAAAAGTTCTGAGTAGCAAGAACGACTCTCCAGACTCCGTAGCCCCGGGAGGCATAATCAAGGTTACAGCAGTGAAGGAAAAGTTGGACAGCAAGGTGGTATTGAAGGAGAGGAAATAGCATGGCAGTCGGACTAGCTACACACAAAGTCAACCTCGGTAAAAAGGGTAGCTTCAAAGTTCACGAAGGCGGACTGCATGAAGCCCTCGGAGTAGCCAAGGATAAAAAGATTCCCGCCTCGAAGTTAAAGGGGCACCACAGCGGCCATCTCGGTCGCATGATCGCTTCAGCCAAAGGGTTCAAAGCGATGCATCACGGCAGCTAACAAAACCAAGGAGAGCCAATGGCGGACAACGAAACAATGCCAGTACCCGTACCGACCAACCAAGACGCCTCGGCCTCCATTAAACCTGAGGGGCCTTCGGATAGTCCTCTTGGTGTGTACGCTGCATTTCCTTGGAGCGCGGAGCCGTTTGCTGAGTTATCAGAAACAGCAAAGGCTGCTCTGTTATCTTTGGATGATATTGCTTCTAAGATGGACATCGCCGCACGCAGGTTGGAAATAGAGCAGGCTTGGGAGGCTTGCCACTTCGACCGAGGATACCAGCACTTGCTGCGTGGTCGCAATGGCGGCTGGCAATTGCCGGGGGATTCCACAGGGTTCGGAGCCAAGAAGCAACAGAACAACAACGGTATTTACGACACTAACGTATATGGCTCCAAAGGTGACATCATTGTTGCTGCCTTGTCACGAGAAGTTCCCAAGCAAGAGTTTTTCCCGGCCAACCCTGAATGGGGACCGGATATCGTAGCGTCTGAGGAAGCCGACAAGTTCAAAATGATCTGGGCACGAAATAATAACCTGCACGCGTTGCTGGTTGACTGCTCCAGAATCTTTTGGAATGAGGATCGTGTCCTTTTATGGACTAGGTACGAACTGAATGGGCAGAAATATGGCTTCGAGGAAGACAATGCCACTGCGCCGACTGTTCCTCAAGACGAGCAGAAGCCTGCTCCTCTTGAACCTACGACAGGCCAAGAAGGCCTAGATGAAGTTATCAGTGAAGAGACATCACCTGAGCCTATGGGTGATGGAGAGGAATTACTTGGTGAAGATGTAATGGCGGCGGCTGCGGGCGAAGGTGCTCCTGCCGAGACCAGCTCAACCAAGAAGCCTTTAGGTAGGGAAGTCACCACAGCGCACGGAAAGCTGGATCACAAGTGTCCTATCTCTGTGGACAAACTGTGTGACATGCCTGTCCTGCAACTGAATTTCGATTTAGACGTATCAGTAGTCAAGGCTACACTCCCATGGATGGCAGATAAGATCAATCCGGGTGGAGGAGACCCCAATACTGAGTTGGATCGCATCGCCCGCGAGAATGTGCGCCAAGCAGTGCTCGGTGCCTTCGTCACAGGAGATTCTCAGCAACGTCATTGCACCCTGAAGTACACATGGATGCGACCATCTTTCTTTCATGACAACGCTGTAGATTCAGATGCTCGTGCAGAACTGCTGGAGAAGTTCCCTAATGGCTGCATGATGGCTAGGGCTGGTGGAGAATACGCCTTCTCTCGTAATGAGAGTATGGATAATCACCTAGCTATCGGCCACCCGACATCAGGCAAAGGTCAGAATCGCCGCGCTATGGGCTCATCCTTGATTGCCATTCAGAAACGCATCAATGATTGGGTTGACCTTCTGGATGATTTCTTCAAGCGCACAATACCTAAGAAGTGGATGAACTCTGAAGCCTTCGACGTAGAAGCCATCAAGAAGCAGACCAACGTACCGGGAAGTATCGGGCCGTTCCTGCCACAACCCGGCCTAACAACAGCCGAGCAATATATCATGGTCGAGCCGACCCCGCAACCGCAGGCGTCATTGCCCGACTTCATCAAATGGTTCATCACAGCGTTATCCGAGGAGATCTCGGGTGCGCTTCCATCCCTGTTTGGGGCGGCTACCAACACCGAGACTGTGGGCGGCATCGCAATCCAGCGCGATCAGGCTCTGCAGCGAGTAGGTTGCCCATGGAACAACATTCAGGATCTGTTCGCGGAAGCTGCGCGACAGGCTGTGTTGTGTGCTCGTGATTGCCGCGACGGCAAGAAGGTAACGCAGAACATCCCCGGAGCCGGAAACGTCTCTGTGAACACTGCTAACCTGACAGGCAACGTTCTCTGTTTCCCTGAGTCGGACTCTGCATTCCCTGAGAGTTGGGCACAGCGTGAGCAGAAATTGATGAGCATGGTTGATGCCAGCAGTACCAACCCCGGACTTCAATCGTGGCTGTTCAGTCCCGCTAACATACCAGCGTTGGCTGACGGCTTGCGCATGAAAGCATTTAAGATCCCCGGAGCAACATCGGTATCCAAGCAAAAGAATGAGTTTGAGATACTGCTGAGGTCAGGCCCCATGCCTAATCC